CATAATGTTTCTCCTATGGTTTATTCAGCCGAAATGACTGGCATAAGACACCCCGAAGGATGCCTTATAACTGTCACTTAGGACATACAAGCTTGATCAGCAAATGCTTGCCTTAAAGCTCTGTCTAAGTCTGACTCTTCGTGATATTCGAATGAACCGAACCAACGATTAGGATCGAATCCACCGAATGCTTCAAAGACAATAGGGAATCTACCCTCTTTGCCACGAAGAAGCTCATTGCAGAAGGCTAAACGTTCTTCATCATTAGTACCATAACGATAAAGATGACACATCCGAACACGACCATCAGAGCATGTAGCAAAGATAGTGTGACCACGATCATGCTTTACTGACTTAAGTTCTTCAATGAAAACTACTTCAGACTTACGTGAAGCCATACCTGCATTTTTAACGTCAAACATAATGTTTCTCCTTTAGTTTACGTTAGTGACCTATCTCATCAGTGTATAGAGGTCATCCTATACAGACACCGGGGACGGGTTAGCTAGACCCTGAGGGATGTCCCCGGTATGTTTCGAATTATAAAGTAAGTAATGATACCATACAACATAAAGCACCAAAGGATAATGCCATAGATGCTCCAAAGATTTCTCTAGCATCACGTTGCCATGATCCAATGATTAACCAAGGTAAACCTATTATGATGAAAGAAAAAATTCCAATAGTAGAGAATATAGTAAACAGATAGTTCATGATACACCTCCTACAGTGTTTATTTAAAAGGGGGGTCTTAACCTACAATCAGGTACATAGGAAAAGAGGATTCATTTTTAAACACACACAGAGTACACCTAAAATTTCCCACACAGAGTACTCCTAAATTTCCCACAGAGTACCCCCAAAATACCCCAAGGGGGTCACCAAAATAAAATCATGATTCCTTAAAACTCTTTATTTATCAATAGTTTACTAGTAGCATTGTTAAGGAAAAACCCTTTGTTATCAAGAAGATAGAAGATGACCCTAGAGGATACTATGGGAATAACTAATAAAGACAATACTTCAAGTACATCACGAAAAATAAGTAATCGTGAAAAACTTGAAATGCTCAAAGAAAAGAAACGTAGAGAAAAACAAGAATATTACAAAGATAATTTTGAAGACTTTGCTAAAGATCACATTAAGATTATTACAAAGGATTCATCTAAAGGATTTGTACCTTTTGAATTTAATGATGCTCAAAAGGTTATTAACACTCAACTAGAAGAACAATTAAAAGATACCGGGAAAGTCAGAGCTATTATTCTTAAAGCTAGACAACAAGGTATTTCTACTTATTGTGCTGCTAGAGTATTTTGGAAAACGTATTATAATGCTTACACCAGGTCAGTCGTTATGGCTCACGATAGCCCTACTTCAGATGCTTTGTTTGCTATGTCTAAGAACCTTATTCAATATATGGATGAAGATCTTAGACCTTCCTATAGTAGGTCAAATGCTAAAGAAATTCAGTTTGAACATAACAATGCAGGCTATAGATTATATACTGCTGGCTCACCCGAGGCAGGTAGGGGAACTACGCCTACGATTGCTCACTTATCAGAAGTCGCATTTTGGCAGCATGATGAAAAGATTCTTGCGGGTTTATTCCAAGGGATATCCCAAGCTGATAACACAGAGGTTATCCTTGAATCAACTGCAAATGGAGCTTCAGGGGAATTCTTTAGGCTCTGGAAAGGAGCAGTAGAAGGAACTAATGGTTATATCCCTGTATTTGTTCCTTGGTTTCTTACTGAAGAATATAGGGTTAAATCCCCTTCCTCTTTTGAATTAACTTCTGATGAAGAAAGTTTAAAAGAAAAGTATGATTTAGATAATGATCAATTATATTGGAGAAGGTTAAAGATAGCTGAGAGTGGGGAAAGAAAGTTCCAACAGGAATACCCTGCTGAACCTGAAGAAGCCTTTATTGTATCTGGTTCTAATGTCTTTAGTACTGAAATCCTTAATGATATGGTTCCTAAAGCTGCTAAAAAGCGAATGAGATTTGATGATGCTTATGGCTCTTGGGATGAGAATAGGGATGGTGAATTACAAGTATGGATTCCTCCTCACTTTGATGAAAAATTTGTTATAGGGGCTGATGTTAGTCTAGGTACTAACCAAGATTATTCTATAGCTACTGTCTTTAATACTGATAGACAGCTATGTGCTTTATATAGAACTAATATTATGGATCCCGGAACCTTTGGGGATATCTTATTTTATCTTGGAAGATACTATAATAATGCTCTATTAGCAGTAGAATCTAATAGTATCGGTAACACCACACTAGATCGTCTAATGCAAATGTCTTATCTTAATCTTTACTATGAAACTAAAGTTGCTAGTATGAGAACTAAAGATACTACAAGGTTGGGGTTCCGTACTACTGCGGCTTCTAAACCTAGGATTATCGGTTACCTCAAAAGGTTGATTGAAGATTTAGATATTGATTTACCTTCTGATATTGTCATTCAGGAATTAAAAGATTATATTGCTAATGATAATGGGAAAACAGAAGCTATGGCTGGTTCTCATGATGATACTATTATGGCTGTAGCTATTGCTATGGAAGTTCTACGTACTCACTCAGATAGGCTAACTACAGATACTGTCTCATGGAAACATAAAGCATCTTTAATTCAGGAGGATAATACTACATGGCTGTAGACAACGCTAAGATTGCTGCTGCTAAAGAGCGTTTAAAAGATCACCCAGGTGGTCAGAACCTTAAAATGATTACTAATAGTGAAAAAGCTAAAGAGTATCAAAGACGTTCAGTAGAGTCTAGGAAACGTAATAAAGAAAGGGTTCAGGATTTACGTACATTCTGGAAAGATTTTGATAGGGCAGGGTTAGGACTCGAAGCTGATCAAAATGTTAAGGGTGTAGATGTAATTGAATTCTTAATGAAGAAAGCATTTATGGATGAAGATTTTGAGTTAGCAGGTATGTATGCTGAAAAGTTAGCTCAATATCAAACTCCTAAGTTAGCATCACAACAAGTGACTAACACCAATATTGATCTCAAAGATTTGTCTGATGAAGAATTCCAGGCAGAGTTAAAGAGGTTAGAGGAAGAAGACTCCAAGAAAAATTCGGAGTGACTCTAAAGGATTTCTACCATGTCCTCAACTTGCGCTCGGCAGGGGTAGAGAACCGAGCAACTTAAAAAGCACATTACCTCAGTTAAATCTGGAGCGCACTGATAAAGCGTGTAGTGTGTTTTTTAAGTAATTTAAATACATAGTTAGATAGATAGGTAGTGGTATGTCCCGTTTTATGCAAGTACCAAAAGAAAAACCTCAGAACACTAAACAAGAAAAGCCCCGTGAGATGACTCGTCCGGGTTCTTATAGTTCTGAAGATTTAATGGGTACTAAAAAGATTCCAACTAAAGGAGGTTACCGATAGTGGCCTCTTATTATGGTTATAAAGAAAAAGTAAGTGATACACAATTAGTTAACTTAATTGAGTCTGGTGTACAGAACTCTATTGGTGATTGGCTTAATTCATCTGATCTTACTAATGAGCGTTTACGTAGTACTTATGAATATGCAGGAGTACCTGCAGGACACCTTAAACCTCAAGGTGTTTCTAGTATTGTAGATACGTCAACGACTGAAACGGTTGAAGCATATGCTGCTATTCTGTCTGATTTATTTCTTAATAATCAACGGTTAGCTCGTTTTGTTCCTTACAATGATACTCCGGGTGCTTTTAAAGTAGCTAAAGATGCATCATTGTTAGTTAACTATTGTTTGTTTAAACAAAACAATGGATGGGAAATTCTAGAAGCATGGATGAAATGTGCCTTGCTTTGGAAGAATGGAATTATCCGTTGGGACTATATTGAAGACTATGAGTATGTCTTTGAAGAATACGCTAGAATTACTCAAACTAAACTAGATACTTTATTAGCTGAAGATAACATTGAAATTGTAGGTGAACTAAACTTTGAGAATGAAATCTCAATGGAAGGTAACACTGAATTTGTTTATGTTGATGTTCGGCTAAGACGCAAAGTAAATAAATCCAAAGTAAAATTAGAACTAATTCCACCAGAAGCTTTCCGTATTTCAAGGGATGCTACAGCTATTGATCAATCTGAATTTGTAGGTATTCAATCTACCTATACACGTTCAGAGATGCGTAAGATGTGGCCAGAAATGTCTGAAACCTTAACGGAAGATGATTGGAATGAACTTGGTACTAATCAGTATTGGAATGGTAACACCCGCTATTCAGAGGATGTTGCCGCTCGAAAGCTTGTTACAGGTCAGGAATATTGGCAGGGTTCTGCTAACCATGACGTGACACCGCTTGAGGCGAACCGTGAAGTTACGGTAACTGAGTGTTGGATGAAAGTCGATCGAGACGGGGATGGTATTGCAGAGCTGAAGCGATTCATTCTGGCAGGCACACATATCTTGCTAGAAGAAGATGTTGATATGATACCGCTTGCTTCATTGTCTCCCATCAATATACCGTTCGAGTTTTATGGACTATCCATCGCTGACTTCACGCGTTCGTCCACCCTAGCATCTACTGCGATTCTTCGTGGTTTTGTAGAGAATACTTATTTAACTAACTATTCTCCAAAGCTCGCAGATCCAAACGTAGTAGATTTCAGTGCTCTTCAAAATATGAAACCTAAGCAGATTATTCCTACTAATGGTAATCCTGCTACAGCTGTATCAGCTATGGTTCCAGAAACTTTGAATACAAGTACTGTACCTTTGCTTCAACATTTACAAGAAATCAAAGAACAAGCTACAGGTATGTCTAAGGCTGCTCAAGGTCTTAACGATACTCTTTATGTTTCTGGTAATTCAGAACAGAAGTTAGCGGCTGTACAGTCGGCTTCACAAAAGCGTATTCAACAGATTGCCCGTAGGTTTGCTGAAACTGGCTTTAAACGTCTTTGTCTTGGTATTTATCATACCATGCGTAAATGTATGACTCAAGAAATTAGTTGTAATATTGCTAATAGTTTTGCTAATATTAATCCTTCAGAGTTACCTTATACTCTTGAATGTGATGTATTTGTAGACATTGGTGAAAACTCAAATCTTAATAAAATTCAAAAGTTAAAATCTCTTGGACAAGAAATTATTCCAGCTTTACAAGCTCAAGGTGCAGGTATGGTTGTTAAACCAGAATCACCTGCAATACTTGCAAATCAATTAGTGGAAGCTATGGGCTTAGATGCTAATGATTTCTTACAAGATTATACTAATGAAGACTTTAAGAAGAAAGCTGCTGAACAAATGCAAAAGAAAGCTCAAGAAGCTGAACAAGCTAAACAACTTGAAATTGCTAAAGCTCAAGCAGATGTACAATTACAACAAGCTAATGTAGGATATACTCAAGCACAAGCTCAAAATACTATGGCAGATAATAGTCGTCAAATGGCAATTGCTATTGACAGGCATTATCAAGAGTGGGCTGATATGGCAATTAAAGCAGTTAAAGAAGGAGCAGAAATTCCTCCACATCCTGACTTTAATGAAGTAATAGCTATGACTCAACAGATTATGAACCAAGGACAATAATGGAAAAATACCGGAAGTCAGGCGAGAAGAGCCTGGGTAACAAAGTTCACCCTGATATGATTGCAAAGGAAGCTTTAGTTAAGGCAACCTTTGCATCAGAAGAGCGAGATAAATTTTTTGATGACGCTTATGGTGAATTACTAGTAACATACTTTATGCATTGGCTTAAGACTGATCCGCATGAAACTAAAACAAGAGAGTTTATTTATAACTCAGCTTTAGCTTTAGGTGATGTACGTCAAAAGTTAGTAGAGTATGAAATGCTAGGAAAGAATGTTCAATTTATGGAGGACAATAATGCGTCAAGTTAATTATAATGATGTTGTATCTAATTTAAAAGATATGATTAACACACTAGAATATGATTCAATGCGTAGTCCGGGTAAAGCAAAAATTAATGCTGATACTCTGGTTAGTATGTATACGCTATTAGATCGTTATACAGCAGTAGAAGCACCTACTGTAAAGCAAGAAGCAGCAGTAGAAGAAGCTCCTGCTAAAAAACCTGTAGGCCGCCCTGCGGTTAAATCTACAGCTAAATAACTGAGGATAAAATTTTATGGCTGAAGCAAACGAATCTCTACCCACGGATGACATTCCTGCCGAAGTAAACAATGGTTCAACTGAACAAGAACTCTTGGATGCCGTTTTAGCACAATCACAATTTGTGTCAGAATCGCTACCCGATGAAGAGATTCCTGAAGTTGGCCCGTCTGAATCAGATCAAGAAGACCCAGAAGAATCTGATGAAGTCGTTAATGGAGTTGAAGAAGAAGTCGAATACGAAGAAGAAGAAACTGATGATGAGGATGCTACGGCTACCCAAGATTCAGAAGTGTATTCTTTAGAAGATTTAGACTTAGATGCACAAGTCATGGTCAAAATTGATGGTGAGGAAGTGCCTGTATCTTTTAGTGATCTTGTAAAAGGTTACTCTACTGAACAATCTCTTTCTAACAAGGGTCGTGAGTTAGGTGAAGCCCGTAAAGAGCTAGAAGCTGAACGTGAAGAGCAGTTAGCAGAAATCAATAAAATTGGTCAAGCTAGTGCTGCTGTACTTTTATCTCAAGAACAAACATATGCTAAAGAATACCATGATATCGAAGCAAAAATTACAGAAGCTCGAAACAATGGTGATACATATGAATTGTCTGAATTAAAAGATCAACGTGAACAAGCTCAGCAAAAATATTGGGATGCTCGTAAAACTCGTGAAGGCTTAATGAAAAACGTAGAAGAGCAGCAAGCTGTTGTTTATGAAAAACAATGGAATGAAGCTTTAGAAACGTTTAATACTACTATTAATGATTACGTACCAGGATTTAACGAAGAAGTAGCTGGAGAGATTCGTCAATTTGCTATTGATGAAGGAATTCCAGAAGAGTTTATTGACACTGTTGTCGATCCTGTTATGGTTAAATTTGTTAATGAGTATCGGTTACTTAAACAAGGTGTTACTAAAGGGCAAGCTAAACGTAAATCAGCCCCAAGTAAACAATTACCTGTTAAGAATCCTAAGTCTACTGCGAAGAAAAAATCAGATCAAGATGCTATGATTAAGGCAAGAGCCTTTAAAGAAGATGCATCTGGAGATGATCAAATGGCATTCCTAAGACAACTGGCTTCCCGATCTTTAGGTAATTAAAAACATTTCTTATATCGGAGAATAATAAAAATGGCAATTGTTGCAGGTCGTGGTGTATCCACAGGTCGTGCTCAGGCAGACGTAACTTCAGGTCGTAATAACGCAGACGTATCTCAGCGTGAAGACTTGGCAAACTTCATCACGATGATTACTCGTGAAGAAACTCCTTTCACTTCATCAATCGGTAAAACTAAAGCTACCGCTATTTTTCATGAATGGCAAACAGACGAACTAGCTGCTCCAGGCAACTCTCGTCTTGCTGAAGGTGCTGAAATCGGTTCTGATGTTGCTTACACAACTGGACCTCATCGTTCACGTTTGGGTAACTACACTCAGATCAACGGTAAGTCACTTGCAGTATCTGGCACTCGTCGTGCAGTAGATCAAGCAGGTGTTGCTGATGAATATGCTTATCAGCTCAAGAAGCGTGGTACTGAACTTCGCCGTGATGTTGAACTTGATATGATTCATTCATACAACGTAGCATCAGCTTCAGGTACTCGTACTGCTGGTGGTTTCCAAGCTTTCATTCAGTCAGCTGATACTGTTAACTACGTAGGTGAGTTCCAAGCTCCTTCAGCAGCTACTACTGGTGCTGGTACTGATAACGCAGGTTCTTCTCAGATTCGTTC